GTTATGTGGTCGCCATCCTCACCGATGTCAATGTCGATGTAGTCGGTAGCCGTCCAGTTCTCTGCGTCGTTTACTGCTGAGAACCTGACACGATTCTTGTATGTGGTGCCGGATTCCAACGTGTAGGCGACCCACACGAACTCCGCCCATGTTGTCGTGTAGCGGGCGCACGGAAAGTGTCCGGCCGAACCATCAATGTCTGGAAGGAGTGCTGTCGCCGTTGCCCCATCCCACTTCACAGCAGAACTGGTTGTTACCCCCGAATCGTTGTGAAGCATCACCCCGTTCACGATATATGTGTCGTCGTTGAAGGTCACACGGCGAGGAGGTTGCGCCGTGTCGAAATAGACGTTGACACTCCCCACTTGAATGGGGCCGGTAAAGTTCCCGGTCGCATCAGCGTTATAGAAAATCTGCGACTTGGTGGTCGCCGGATCCAACGCTGCAACCAGAACCTGATTCGTGCCAGCCTCATAGTGGGACATCAGACTGATGATCTCATTGTCCAACGCCGTAGCATTCACCTTCGCCACAGCATCACGACGCCGCACCCCGCCACGCGGATCCACCTCAACGCAGATTCAGACCACCCTTGAAGTCTGACTTCTCCTCATACCGGTACGCCTCGCCACTGTTGGCTACCTTCGTATCCGCCCGTAGAGGCATCTACAGTTCCCAAGAATAACGCAGCCTGCGGCCCAGCGGCGACTGTGACATCCACCGTGACGCCCTGATGCTGTTCAACAGCAACGGTTGCGGGGCTGGGGAATCCTCAAATCGCGCCCGCAGGTTATCCAACTCTTGGATAAACTGCGAATAGTACTGCTGCCCCATTGCGGCATCTTCTTGCTGCTGGTATGCCCTATACAATGCGTATAACGTCAACACGTTGTCGAACGGCACCGGCAGATCCGGGGTGTTGGCGTCGGCAATCGCAGTACGGTACACTGCGGTTGTGCCACCGAACTCCACCGGGTTACGGTAGCCACGAATAGAAATCGTCTGAACCTCAGAGGGTGTCGGATACAAACGGATCGTCTGATTGGTGATCCGAGCCGACGCGCTGGTGCCACTGTTCCACGATGACCAGTACCACGGTCTACCCGTACTGTTGGAATCCAGCGGGTAGATGATGTCTGCGACATCGTAACCGATATATTCCAACACATGGTTGCCGGTCTTCATGGATGCGACTTCACGCATCCCGACGTTCAAGGGGGCCACGGCCCCAGAGAAGGTCACACCGTCATGTACGAAACTGAGGGCGGCCCCCACCTCCGCCATCGTGTAGTCTTTCTGCGACGCGACCGTATCGAACGTCACCGCAGCCTCGTAGAACGGCCACCGCTTCTCCGAATACACGATGATGTCGTATCCTTCACGGATGAAGGAGTTCATGGTCGCGTCGGAGATGTCGTTGACCGTTATCTCCACCACGTTGCGAACGTGGTCACGCATTGCGCTAAGTTGCACGAAACAGCCTTACGTCGTGTGAAAGACACACAGTTCGCTGCCCGCGACGGGACGCCCCTTACAGGGTACCCCGGCACGGGTCAGCGAACCGCATTTGACCACTTCTGGAACGACGGGTTCGCTGCTTATTGGGTTGACTTGGGGTTGACTTGCTGGATGTTGCGGGAGAATCCCACGGTTTGAGGCCGTGGTGTCGAATCCCGAAACTTGTCGCCAGCGGGCTGCCCGTATGGGCGTGAGCCAGCCTTGTAAGCGTAAGCGAATCCTCGTCCCATCAGGATCAGGTAGCCGAGTGCATGAAGCCCTGACGTGCGCGGTTGCTGCACGTCAACTGTCCATAGCAAAGCAACTGTGAGAACACAGCGTCCTGATTAGTGGGCCGCACGAACGGTGTCGGCTTGAACCAGACATCGCTATGAGCCACCAACTGTAGGTACTTAGTGTTCAGGAACACCATCTGACCAGAGGCACACGCATCATCGAAGGTTACGGGCGCACCCTTGAACAGCAGGTTCTGGAACCCGCCATCAGCCATATCGGTATCAGTGTACCGAATCTGACCGCTCAATAGTGCCTCGTAAGCCTCGTACAAAGCCTGCGTGGTGATTGCAATGGTCGGCTGGTCGTTACCAACCGAAATGGTGTTATATATGTTAGCCATGCTGGCTATAGTGATCGCACCAGCCTGATTAACTTCAGTGGACTTCCACCAACTGTTGCCAGCGCCCAGCGGATCAATCCCACCAAGGGTCACGCCGGTACCACCGACAATGTTCCCTATACCGTTCCAGTCCTTGGCTCCGTTACCGGTACCATCGGCCCAAAACATGGTGTTCATGTTTTCGATAACGGTTTCCTGCGTCTGGAAAATCTTGCCTTCCAGCAGATCAATGATCTGTGCCTCACCGTTATTCTTGGCTTCCTCAATACCGCTGATGGTTACCGTGGCCGCATACTGTCCCCACGAATACTCAGCAGCCGAAATGCCTGTCTGAGCCGTGACGTCAATAGTATCCGTACCACTGTATGAACCAGCAGTTGAGTTTGTCCCATAAATGATTGGGACTACAATGTTCGCACCACCCGAAATACGCCGAATCGTCTGACCATTCGTCAACGCATAGAACAAAGGCCGTGCGTTAAAGATGTTGTCAGTGAGTTTCGGGATGTAGTTCTTGAGGGTGGTGGACAGTATCTGATCAAAATTGGCGTTACCCGCCATGATCTGTCACCTTCTCTCTGTTGTTTACGAGGACAGGGAACGCTTAGCGTCCATGAACGCCTCACGGATACTGGAAACTACCTTCACCGGTTCGGTCGTGGAACCAGCCTGCTTGGAACCCGAAGGTTCCACCACGCCAGCGCCACGTTTCGCATCGGTGCGCTCCTGATCCTGTTCCAACTTGCTGGCTTTCGCGGCTACAGCGTCATACCGCATATGTGTCAATGCGGCTTCCAGATTGCCGATCTTGTGCGTCAGCGCGTGTTGGTACAAGGCAGGAGCGTCAAAGTCTCCGTAAGTCTCCTTGAGTCGAACTACCTGTTCCTCTACCTGTTGTCGTCGTTGTACCCGGTCCTGCTGCTCAAGACGGGCTTCCAAGTTCGCTATCCGCTGCTCACTAGGATCCGGTTCATCCCACGGGTCCACTGGTCCCGTCGGTTCACTGGTTGTCCTCTCAACACCGAATGCGTTACCTAAAGCCTCTAATGTTCCCGCCGGATCTGCCTCCAACGAGTTCACAATCGCCTCTGCTTGCTGTAACCGACCACGTTCGGATGCCAACTCCTGCGTCTTACGTGTGTAATCCGACTGGCGCTGGTATCCATCCCGAAGTTCATCAAGGCTGACCTGCTCTTCGACGCCATCCACCTTTATGGTGTAGCCGTCGCTGACAGGTTCCTCAAGAACCCCTACTGAAGAATCGGGGCTGTCCGCCGCAACGGTTCCGTCAACATCTTCATCCATTATTGTGTTATCTCCTCGGAGTCCTGAAGGTTGCTCCTATGTATTAGGGACTGCTGTCCCACTTGCTTACGAGAACGGAAGGTCTACACCCATCTGTCCTTGAATCTGTGCCAGCAACTCTGGCGGTACCCCACCAGTCGGGGAGAACGCCCCCTCAGGCTGCCCCCCCATAGGCATCCCCGGCGGCATTTGATCCGCCCCGGGACCGGCCCCCGGTGCCGCCCCCTCGGGACCGCCCTCGCCGGGAACCTGCTGGGGTTGCTGCTGCATCATAAACTTGTCCGGGTCCTTGATTCCGAAACCGTTCATTAGAACATGCTTCGCCAACGCTGCCGGATCAATCACCGTGCCCACCAGTGGGGCCATGGCGTTCAATAGTGACACAGCCTGCTGCTTGCGGATCGTGTCGTTCATCGGTTGGGTTGAACCCGCCTCAACAGAGAAATCGTATTCGCCCACAATGTCATCCCGGCCATACGGCACAAACAGGCTGCCACCCTTGTCAGCGACCTGAGCCATCTGCTCCCCGGTCATAAACTGCTGCATCAACTGGATCACCCGGCGACCGATCTGAGCGATAGCCAACTCTACAGTCGCCAACTTGTCGGCAGCCCTAGCGTTACCGGCATCAGCAATAATGCTCGCTTCCGTCGCTGTGCGACGAATCTCCGGCATCTGACCACGCGCATACTCCGACACGCCCGAAACCGTGTTGATGTCTCCCTCAACGATCTCCGACATGTTGTAGATTTCCGGCGACAGCGGTGTCTGCGGCATAGGAACAACTGTTTCAATCAACGGCTTGTTCTCATCCACTACCGGCACCAACCGGCCATCCTGATCCGATTCCAGAGCCTCACGGCCCTCCGGCCCAAACGACCGCTCGTGATACAAGTATTTGCGGGCGTAACGCTTCCGGGCATTCATCATCTGGGAACGCGTCTTGTCCAACTCCAGTTGTAGAGACTCCAAAGCCTCCAAATCCCCCATGGGGTAGAAGAAGTCAGGCACGTCATAGTTGCGCATCATCACAAACGGTTGACCGTACGCATACGGCATTGAAATCGGGTCGAT